TCTGCGCATCATCATAAAAGACAATACCATTACAGACATCTTCGACGTATTTAATCAAATTTGAAAGATCTGGTCTTTTAAAATGTGGTTTATTTAGTAATTGAGATTTGCGCTTAGCAGAATAACTATCTGCTATCTGCATATAGAATTTTACTTTAAAAATAAGTGGAATGGTTTTATCATAAATTGTTCGTGATCTGTGTTGGAACATTAATTCTAAACGATGAGATTCTTTCGCCTGTGTTTGGCAATCATATACGATACCATGTTGGCCAAGACGTGGTCGGGCGAGAGGAATGGGATTTCCAGAAAGCGTATAAATCATAATCAGAACACTTCACTAAATTCTCCGTTTTTATCATACGGTAAATTATCATCAAATGTCCAACCCAGTCCCGAAGTAGAAAACGAATCATCGGTGTCTGGAGCTGATTGCGCCATTGTTATTTTACCACAGATACATCCTGGTTCACATTCATGCATTAGTTCGGCTTCTTTGCTTACAAAAATCGGCTTATTAGAATCATAAAATGGATTATTAACTGGCGATGGCGCTATTTTGCCTTGAACTTCTGCTAATTCACGTTCGATTTGATTTTTTAAACCTTCCCATGTTCCCTGTGCTGAAGCAAATTTCTTCAAATCCGGATTATTTAACCGTGTATTTAACCGCGTTACTTTTTTTACATCACTCTCTTCTTCGCGATATATATCTCGGGCCGCACGATAAGCTTGTGAATGCGAAAATCCCTTTTTACCCAATGCGACATCTAGGTCTTGGTAATCCAATTCAGCTCTGAATCTGGCTAAATATTCTTCCATCAAGGGGATATCGTATGATGGTTTTTGCTTAGATTGATGGGTGTTATCAGACGATGTTTTCTGATTTGTCGATTCTCTGTTTTCTTTATTTGATTTCTGTTCTGTTTGTGATTTGACTCTTTCAATCATTGGCATCACATCTGTGACTTGTAATTCCTGAGCAAGTTTCATTCGCCTGGTCCAATCTATTTTCAGACCATTTTCATCGCTATGTTTTTTTGCGACAGCAAACAGATACCGAAAGGGATCAGAAACACTCGATAGTTTTCGACACAATGCATCATCACCCACCTTCACAGATTTTTCTTCAAAACCACACAACCACACCTTTCCTGCAGTTGTTAACACGACACTTTTCAGGTTATGTAAATATTCGGGTATAGCGGCGGAACGCGCCGTGCTCATTACTTCGCTCATTAACTCACTCTCTTTTTTATCTCGATACGAGTTTGTGCCATTGTATTTCAGATTGAAATGCTCTTTAGGTTCTTGGACTTTCTCCCGCGCATCGCGCGTAATAGTGTTAGTGTTGTTTGTGACTCTGTCTGTGTTGTGTCTGTGTTTTTTAAATAAACTATTATATCTAGTGTCATCTAATTCTCTTTGGCAAGGAAACAGTAGCCATATAGACATAAACCCTAAGGCGGGGAGGATATTTCGTAATTGAGATTGATATTTAAACAAAGAAGCTGGCAATCGGTAAAAACAGGATGTTTTGTGCCGACCAACTTTCCACAAAAAACCATCCGCATGTAATTCAGCAATTATCTTATTGCAATGCTGTCTGGATATGCCTACTAATTTTGCTATCGTTTCTTGTCGGGCGTAAATATCTTTAAATCTATGAGACAATTCTACAAACGCATTAATTACTGCCCGTTTGATTTTATGTGCTTCAATAACATAAGAAATTATGTCGATCGGGGCTTGATTTTTGTGATTTTTGCTGGTAATCTTTGACATATTGTTTTGTATTCTTTGGTATAAAACGGTGTTGTTTTGATCGGTTAAACATCTTGGCGGACGCAACCGAATTCAAAATAAATTTTTAAAGATTATAAGCTTCGATAATTAATTTGTCGAGGCTTTTTTCTTCAATTCTCTAACTTTTTCAAAATACATACGCTTCCACAATCTGTTAATAATCAATAATCCAATTACACAAACACCAAGAAATATATTGCCGAATAGTGCTAACATTAAAACATCGCTCATTCTAATCCCAAATCTTTTTCTTTTGCTTCAATATAATTAATTAATTTATATGCATTGCTGGGATACATCCCACGCTGCGCACTTGTGGCCCATAAATGCAATACTTGTTTAGATACACCACTTTCTCGAGCAAGTTGGGCATATGTTTTCGCACTCTTTTTCATAACCATAAAAAAACGTTTTCTTAATTCATCAAAATCAAGCTCTGAATACATTTTATCTCCATAATAAATTGACAAAAGTATACAATTTGTTATGATAAATAGCAACTAAATTATTGGAGATGTATGCCTTATTTAAAATCACAACTTCGCGCTATTAAATATTTATGGTGGCGCTTAAAATGGTATATCAAGAAAAGAAGACATGATTGCAAAACAAATAAATATTGTAACCATGTAACCGGATGCGATCTGGAGAATTTATGACACTAGTAAATATCTTATGTTTTCTGGCATATTTTAACACCGGCATGATCATTTATTTAGCATATAAATATTCCGTATTATGGAAGCATTACATGAAATTCGCTCAGGATACCAATCATGATATTGATCAAACGAAAACCAATGTAATACGTATTTTTAATATTCTTGAAAAATTAAAGAACCCAAAAAAGGAAATTCCCATAGAATCCACCAAGGAAAAAGATGGAAAATGATGTCGTTAAACTTCTAGAACACGTTAAACAACTTTATGCAGATAAAGAAAAACTAGCTATTGCTTTGGAGCTACAAAAAATACCGAAAGAGCGAAGTTATCGATCAGAGTCGATCAACGAGGTTGCGCAAGCTCTTTCAAAGGCCCAAAGCGAAATTACGATGGCTGGGATGAATAAGTCTAATCCATTCTACAAAAGCAATTATGCAGATCTTGCAGCTGTTGTTGAAGCAGCCCGACCGGCATTATCAAAAAATAATTTAGCGGTTTCTCAAAATTTGGTATACGACGATCTTGGTACTTTATATTTATTTACTTTATTAATGCATATTTCCGGTCAATGGCTTGAATCCAGAATCAAGATAATTCCACCAAAGACCGATATGCATTCACTTGCAGGATATAATACCTACATGAAGCGTATTGCATTTGCATCATTGGTTGGTGTGGTTACTGGTGATGAAGATGATGATGGCGAAGAGGTGATGAGAGAACAAAGAAAACAGTTTGAAAAAGGCACCGCTATTAACCACCAACAGAAACCACCAGAATCATTAGAAACGCTTACTAAGACCGAAATTGAACAATTAGAAGATGAACTTGATGCTTATCCGGAATTGGTTGAAGATATTATGAAAGCATATGATGTGAGAACCATTGCTGATTTACCACGCTCTCGATTTAAATTTATTATCACCAGAGTTCGTGAAAGAAAATTAAACAGAAACACGCCAACCAATTTAGGGAAAAACAATGAATCCAGCGCTAGCTAATTTAATATTGCTCGCCATAATGTCTCCAGTTACTTGGGAATTACAACAATTTGATCAATTTTGTAATCGTATCGATCCCTTGATATTTGACGAGTATATCAGTCAAGATGAACTTGATGCCATTATGGAGGAGTTTGATTTACATGAATCAGGAACAGAACAATTCTGCTGTAAAGAGTGTTGTTCGCTACAGTGCTCCAGGCAAATTTGATCAAGCACCTTACGGATCACTTTGTGACGTAATTAACGGATTTGGCCAGAAAATAGATTCTTATATGCAGTGCAGTAAAGATGAAGAACATCCCCGCTGGGAACGTATTGACGCCTAGCGCGTAAAGAAACTGCTTGTAACTAAATGTAAAACCCTGCTTATTGCCAGACAACTCTGGCCTTCTACTCTGGTGACTCCTAATCACCTTGGTTGGTTGAACTGCCCCCCGTGTAACAGCGGGGGGTGTTTTAATGCTAGTGTGTACTAATACTCACTAATGGGACTATTTTAATGAAAGTGTGACAGAATGTCACGGTTTGATCTGCCGAGGCAACTGAAATTGTATTAAAAAGAACGGGAATCACTTTTTACATGATTCCCAAAAGTTCTGACCCTTAAAGGAGTATCTAATTCACTTTTGGGGTCCATGAGATTATGTCATATTTTTTTTGTAAAGTCATTAAGCCAATACTTGCATACTAACACTTCCAGTTATACCTCCAGTTGTCGTTTGCGCCATTTCCCATTGCATCAAATCACCCGCAACAAATGAAACTGAATTAACAAGATCTGTAAATGTTCCCGTAGTTAGTGCAGTTAAAGTAACTGTAACGGCTGTATGTACCCCATTTTTATTTAAAGTAACGGTTCCATTGGTCGTGCTCGCATTTGAAGTTACATTTACATATAGTTTGCTTAAAGTACACGCAACCGGCACAATAAATTCAGAATCTGCTTGTCCGGCTGTAGCTCCTGGGCTATATGGATCAGCCCATCTTACTCCACCCGTTGTTCCCAATGTGACATTTGACACCCCAATAATACTACGTGAATTACCAGCAGCCGGAGTTGCCCATATCGGATTTACTCCAGCTCCTTGGCTAGTGAATACTTGTCCAGTTGTACCGTGTGCTACGGCACTTAATTGGTTTGATACATTTACCAGAACAACTTGATCAGCATTCGCAACTGTCACACCATTTATACCAGCTACAAAACATGAGCTTTGTTGGCCAGCTCCGCCACCATTTGTTCCAATGCGAATAACATTGTTTTCGCCAAGAACACCAAGATTACCGATAATAATATTGCTTGATTCGGCGCCGGTGTAATTATCACCAGAATCAAAACCAACAGCAATATTCTGTGATCCTGTTACTAAATTTAATAACGCTGCTGAACCAATAGCAACATTATCTGATGGTGTGGTAATCGCATTTAATGCCGCAAAACCAAGAGCAGTATTATCACTACCAGATGTAATAGCGGTTAATGTATTTTGTCCAAATGCACTATTGCGTAAACCAGACATACCCGATTTGCCAGAGCTTTTACCAAATGCGACGTTACCATTAGCATCTGTGTTTTTAAATTGAACCGTATTGCCAGATCCGGTAAATAAAGTTGTGATACCGGCTGCATTTGTTGAAAGTCCCGTAATAATATTCAAAGAACCAGATGATGGTATAGCTGTCCCCGAATCCGTTGGAAATGAAATCGCAACCGTTCCACCTAAACTAACTAACAAACTATGGACGTCGGGGCTTCTTGTTATATTAATTAGCGTACCATCGCCCTTAACATTAATATTATTAACCAATGGCGTGGCAGCTAAACCATCATTACCCGTTAATGTTTCAACAAGAACACCACTACCACCAAAATTTATCCAAGTAGCTGAACCACCATCAAGAGAGACCAATATCCAGATATTATTGATTGTTGGCTTAACATATCCGCCAGCCGCTGTGTCACTGGAAAAATCGAGCCAAATATCACCAATATAAAAATTATGTGAATCAGAAGATGTTGGGGCCCGGGTGTCTTGTATAAAATTCTGTGGACTTGTGGGTATTACCCCAACATATGAAAGCGGGAATAAGCCATTAAGGCGATTTTCTCTTCTTTTGTTTGCCATATTACTCCATTTATTGACTGTATGAATATAATGAAAAAACGCCAGAAAAGTTGCTAGCGTCCGTCATTAATATTTTGAGTGCATTAACCGCAACAGTGCCACCTTGATAAGCAAATCCCGGTGTTCCTTGTCCAGTTGCTAACGTAGATGTTACCGAATAAGTAGTTAATCCAGTTATCATTGGTATATTAGTTGATCCTGTAAAATTAAAAAGTTGGATTTGACCATTCCAGGTGACTGTTTGTGCTGCATTTTTAGTAGTCATTCCCAAATCAAATCCAGTCGTAATCCCACTTGGGGTGTTGTAACTTGTAGTTTTCCAAGTGCTTCCTCCATCTGTAGAAATTTGCATTTCTAGCGTGTTGGCAGAAGCAGCAGCTGCTTCTAGCACAACTTTCTTACATATCAATAGATAGGCGTCATTTGATGAACTAATACCTGTTGTAAATGTTATAGAGCTCGATGCTGACGCGGTTTGAGTTGATATAAGAGTTAATGCACTTGAACTTGCCGGTAAAGTCTGGAAGCTGGGAGCTGTACCGGCAGCGTTTGCTGTTAATACAAATCCGGCTGTTCCAGTAACCGTAGAAACTGCACCAGCACTGGACGTAACAAGAGCGCCTTCTGCAAAGCCGCCTATTTTAAGTCCTGCTGCAGGGGCATTCAACGTTAACGTTGAAGATGCAGTCGTTGTTCCGATAGTAGTTATATTTGCTACCGCTCCTGTAGCAATATTTACCGTTTTGGCATTTGTTGCGCCACCAGCAATATTAACCGTAGTTGCACCGGTGCCTGCGCCGATGGCGACTATATTGGTCCCCGAAGAAGAACCCAGTGTAATGGTGCCAGTTTGCGCTGTGCCACCAAGTGTGTATGATCCGGTCGTTGTAGATGCGCCAATCGTATAAGTCGAATTGGTTACACCATCAAGAACATAATTTCCAGTACCAACTTTTTCAGTTAAAGAAGATGCACCATTAGTACTACCAATGGTTACCAATTTAGCTGCGGCACCTGTTCCAAAACTAATAGTGGTATTACTAGAGTCGGTCGATATGCCAAGTGCCCCAGTCCCAGAATTTATAGTTAACGCACCATTTGTTGCGGTCACATTTAAAGCGCCGCTACCAGATTGAACAGTAGTCGCTGAAGTACTATTTGTTGACCCGAGCGTCACACCCTTAACTGCGGCGCCTGTCGCAAAACTGACTGTTGTGGCTGATGCATCGGTAGATATACCCAATGCTCCTGTGCCACTATTTATTGTGAGAGTTCCATTAGTTGAGGTTATTGCAAGAGCTCCAGAACCTGATTGCATGGTAGTGGCACTCGTTGAGTTAGTAGAACCGAACGTAGATGTTTTTACTCCTGCTCCGGTTCCCACATTAATCGTGCTCGTGGTCGCATCAGTAGCCAATGAAACGGTTCCACCGTTGGCAGTTATACCGGCAAAAGTGAGAGTTTCAGTTGTTCCAGATCCACCAAAAGATAATCCCGTAGTTCCACCGGCAAAAGTAATATTAGAACCGCTTAGCGCACCACCGGTATCGCCAGTTATCGTAGTTATACCTTGACCAAGAAATTTAACAAATATAATTGAATCAACGCCAATTGTTGTAACAGTTGCAGTTTCTAACCATAAAGTATCGGCATTAGCTGTTCCGTTTATAACTGGAACTATATCACCTGATTGGATTTCAGATGGTTGATCATAATCAGTGGCACGAGTTAACACCCAGGCAATAGCACCAGATCCGACCGTTGTTAAGGTATAAATACCATTTTCTAATTGACTCGTTTGATTTTTAACTAAAATGCGAGAATTTATTGGGGGAGTTGTTCCGTCTACCGAAAATGCTGCTAATGCACCCGTATTAAGTAAAAATGCACCAATACCAGCAGCACCATTATTATAAGTAGCAGTAAGATTTGCCGTAGTTGCTGCATAACAAGCGCTTTTAAATTCAAATCCAGCAGCAATAGTATCGACATATGTTTTATTAGTACCATCAGTTCCCACTACCGGCGCATTTGAAATTGTAATACTTGTGACTGTTGGAGTTGCGCTAAATGATGGATCAGCACCGGTGTTGCCAATCATTACTGTACCAGTTGAGGCAACTGACAATTGTGTTATAGCACTTGTTCCAGCACCGATCAAAACTCCATGATTTGTTAACGTAGCATTACCAGTTCCACCTTTTGCCACTTCCGCAGGATCACTTGAATTCCATGCATTATTTGTTGCCATTACACCACCGTTATATTGCCAATACTAGAAAGAACTTGCCATGTCGTATTAGCAGCTATACAAACAATTTCTATCGCATCTCTTGTAGCCGAAGATGTTAAACTACCCCCAGCTCCTAATGTCGTTGAAGAAGTACCAAAGAATACTTGTTGACCGGCTGCTTGAGTTATTTGCCATCCGAGAGCAGTATTAATGCCAGTCACTCGTATCATGTCTCCTACAGCAGACGTCGCCGGTAATAATAAAGATAAGGTACCGGCCTTATTACAAATATAACCATTATCAACCGCAGCCGTTTGATTTACCGTTATAACTGACCAGGTAATGCCACCGGTAGATGATATAGTTATCGTATTGGCTCCAGGATTAACCGTTATACCAGAACCCCCAGTGATCGTAGCTGTTCCCAATTGATCGCTAGCCATGGTAAGTACTTTGGCCACAGATCCAACGTTAACGCCATCGATTCCAGCCGCAAAGAACGTGGTATGAACACCATTAGTACCAATACGAATTCTGGCTGAATCAGCAACAGAACCAATGGTACCAATAGAAATGTTATTAGAAACTGCCGCGCCCCATGCACTACCGGATTGATAACCGAGAGCAACGTTACTATTACCAGATTGAAGCAATAATCCAGATTGATAGCCAATAAGTGTGTTGTTCCCACCACTATTTAAAGCAGTGCCAGAGCTGGCGCCATAGGCACTGTTTTGAGAGCCACCAATAACATTCTGAAGGCTGGCATTACCAAAAGCACTATTACTAGTGCCGGATGTTATATTCTGAAGAACTCCAGATCCAAATCCGTCATTGGCCGCACCAATGGTTATAGTAGATCCGTTATTGCCCAGAATTAAGTTCGATTTATTAAAGTCTAATGTTATGGTACCAGCAACACCTGCAAATATAGGCGTTGCATTGGCAGTAATAAGAGTAATTGCTCCAGTTTGAGCACCTCCCGTATTACCTGTAATGGAAGTTACGCTTGCTGGTGAAGTTTGGTAAGTTGGAGCAAGACCAACACCATTACTAGTTAAAACTTGTCCGGCAGATCCAGTTGCTGTCGTCACTAATCGAGTGCCATCATAATAGACTGTGCCATCGGTGGTGGCAAACGTTATTGCATTTGTTCCACCATTAGCAATCGCCACCGGCACAGTCAGGGCCACGGTGCCAGTTGTAGTGATGGGATTGGGAGTGAGCGTTATACCGGTGCCGGCGGAAATACTCGTTACTGTACCTGAACCCGGACCTGACGTCGGTATTAAGCGAGAAAGTTGTGACATTATCCATTACCCCCATAAAAGACTGAAAGGTAAACAGAACCCGCACCAGGCGAACCTTTAACATAAATTTTTGTACCTTGAGCTATGGTTAACCAACCTCCGGGAATTGACATATTACTGGTTACATCAAGAATCATAAAACTCATCGAGGGAATCACAAAATGATCATTAACACCATCAAAACTGAAAGTGAGCAATGCGTCAGTATTATTTACTATGTACAAAATACGGCAGGGATTCGCTAATGCTGAACCCAATGCGGCATAAGTTCCAGATATTGAGCCAAAAGCCAATGTTCTGAGAGTTTCTGCTAGCAATCGTATTGCTAAAGATGTGCTCATAATTACTCTCCTTTAGCCACCGACCGGTGAAAAATATCCAGAAAGATATACCAACCCGGCGCCTGCAGCGCCCTTCACATAAATTTTTGTACCTTGGGCTATATTGGCAACCATGCCACTTGGTGCTTTATTTGTTTGAAAAGGCAATTGAATTTCTTTGCCTAATGGAACAAAGTCATGATCATGGCTTCCATCATAACTTATGGTCACATCTTTATTAGAATTATTAATAATACGTATTAAAAAGCAGGCGTTTGTTAAGCCGCCTGCTCCTGATAATAATTGATATGCACCAGTAAAGGTCGCCGAATCGATCGACGTAAGGGGTATAGGTGCAATACTATTTTTTGCCATTATTCCACCAGTTCGGGAATTATCGATTCATCTGCTGCTTTTTTATCAGCTGCGGCTGCATCGGCTTCCATTTGATTAATATTTGCCAGAATTTCTGCACAAACTTCTTTAACATCAGCATAAGGTGATCCCATGGGAATATTAAAGAGATAGCTGCGACCATTCTTTTGTATTGGCATGATTACATAACCGATTAAATCCATGACTTCTCCAATCAGGTAAAAAGTTGAGCGTTATTCACTCAACTTTTACACAAATATTTAATTAGTTGAAGACGTGGAAATCAATGTGAACATCACCGTTCAATGCAGCAGCACCATTATTCTTTAAGGTAATGGTTGCAGAGCCGGCATTCTTTTGAATTCTTTGGACGGTCATCTGAGCATCATTAGTACCACCATTTGAAATGGTCATAAGCATCTTACAGGTCGTGGTAATAAATGAATTAGTGAGTGTTAAAACCAATGTTGCACCGGAAGCAGTCACATTACCGGTAGAAATAGCTTGTCCAACATTAACATTGTTAACCACGGTCGTTGCAGCCGCAGAAACGGATGGTCCGGGCATAGTAACAAGACCAGAAAGTACAGAACCAATTTGAATAGTCCCCGTTGTTAATGCGGTGCCAATTGAGATCGATCCGCCAACTTGTAGATTACCGAGAGCGATTACGTTATTACCCGTACCACCGATATTAATATTATTAGCTACTGCTGAGCCGGTACCAATATTAATAACCTTTGCAAATGCACCAGCACCCAGATTCAATGTCTGTGTACCAGCAGTAGCAATCCCGGAAAGAATATTAACCGTTGAGTTTGCAGCAGCTGCACCATTGGCTATATTTACGATTTGAGCGCCAGTATTTATGCCATTACCAATTGATATGGTATTACCAGAAACGCCATTACCAATAAGAATTGATTTAATTCCAGAGCCATTTGCAAGGGTGACTTGTTGTGCACCTGTTCCTGGTGCTAAATCAAAGTTGCCAACTTGGAGACCGGTTCCGCCAATGGATATTGTACCAGTTGTCATGCCGGCACCAATTGAAACCGAACCACCAGTTTGGACATCGGCAATCGTTACCACGCCTGCGCCGGAACCGCCAGCGATAATAAGCGTATTACCAGCAGTTGAAGATCCCAATGTAATCGCGCCACTTTGAGCAGTACCACCAATGGTTATTGTGCCGGTTGTGGTTGATGCGCCAATGGTATATGTCGAGCCGGCAACGCCGTCGAGCGAAAAATTTCCCGTTCCAACTAAAAGCGATAAGCTAGTTGCGCCAGTTGTATTACCGAAGGTGTTAACAGATGCGCCGGCTGTGGCTAATGTGGTAGCCCCAGTCGAAGTAAGTGTCGAAAAAACACCAGCGGCGCCCGATGCTTCCAAAAGATTCCAGGTAGCTAAATTGCTAATTATAGAGGTTAAGACCCATGATTTATTAACTGCTACCCCAGAACTATCGACCGGTTCAATCCACAAAGTTCCTAAAGGTGCCTTATCAGCACTCGTTGGTGCTCTTTTTGCCACAATTGGCGATGGCGGCATTACTGGTAATGCTTCAGATAAGCCATAAGCTACTTTACTTCTTGTTTGACCTGCCATTATCTCTCCCTTAAAGGAATGTAAGTTATTTATTCCAGCTAAACATATTCCAAAAGGGACTTGCAATTACTTTAAATTCCTGTATATTTATACATAGGTGTACTATGAAAAAAAGATTAATAGCGGATATACCGCTGGCGATTCATACACGCATAAAACAGATGGCGGCATGGAAAAATGTATCAATGACGGTTTATATTTTGCAGGCAATCATAGAAGCATTAAATAGGGATGAGAAAGTAAATGAATGACTTTAATGACATATTCTTGAACTATATGATAGCCGGCATTGTTTTACTGCTTATTGCTTGTTGTTACTGCCTATATCGATTGTGATGCATAGAGCAGCCAGAAATAACAATATGCCAACATAAAAGGCTAAAAGATAACCGAAGTGAATCATAATGGCTCCTTCGTATTTAGGGTAAGGTATTTTTAATTAGGGACACAATGGAAGAAAAGAATTATTGCAGAAGATGCGAAACAGAAATGACTACGGATAATTGGAAAGATTATCAGTATGTCGATGAAGATGGATTGTGGTGTGATAATTGTGTGGCTTATTGTGAAATGCTAGCTGAAAGTAGAAGATAATGATTGAATTTCTTTTATGGAATATAGCCGGACTATTATTAATGATATTTTTGGTTTTATTGGATAAATAAATTATTGGATTTTTCCTATAATCCGAACTCTATTTTGCGCTGGTTGTTTTTCTTCAAAATTAGAAGCAATTTTATCTAATTTTGAAATATTTCTTAATGCGGCTTGAGAGCTACCACTAAGACCGTCCATCAATAAATTTATATATGTTTCACGTGCTATTGGGCTTCGTTGCAACAGATTCATAAACTTGAATCCTTCATTAGCAAGTGCCCCCGCTCCACCAGCACCCAAAAGAATTCCTGACGTTGGTATTCCGGTTAAATAGCTACCAAATTTTGCTGCACCACCCAATGAACCAATGCTGGTAAGATTAGTTAGCGCTGTTCTAATATATGGGGTCTTAATGGTATCGATATTTAATTTTTTCTTTATAAAAGAGCCAATTTTATCACTTGCGGCCAATGATCCGAATATTTCATCAGCAGCGCTTAATTGACCGTAAATATTAGGACCTACTTCTTTTAAGCCATTCTTTGCGATTCCTACCAATTGTTCTATATATTTTTTTTCAGGAGAATTTTTTCTGAGACCCTGTAAAATTTCATTCATATCTTTTTTAAAGTCCCACAGATTCTCTGCTTTGATTTCATTATTGCCATAAAACTGACCAAGCAGTTTATCTACTTGTTCCTCGGCAAGTTTTTTAGCAGGAGTTGATCCACCAGAAGAAAGTTTGCTTTTTAAATTATCAAGATCTTTAACGGTATTTTTTGTAGTTATTGATTTATCTTTAAGTGCAGATTCGACAGATTTATATTTTTGATCTGCATCTGCTGCTAATTTTGCGCGGCCACCGTGTAAACTTGAAAGTAACATGGTTCCTACTTTTGCAATCCCCTCTTCTCCAGGTGTTGCACCTAATTGATGGGACATATAGCCAGCCAAATTACCTAATCCAGCAACTTTTAATGCTTTTCTAGGATCTTTATTAGCACTAAATATTGAAGCCGCATCTCCAACAAAATCATTAAACCGTTCTTCCAATTCACCCTGGGGAAGCGTTAATCGTTCGGTTCCAAAGTATTTTGATAATGGTTCACGAATGTTTTTACGTAATCCTTGAGAGCTAAATGGAACTTGTGCTGGTTGGCCCGGAGCCTGCTCTATACCTAGAATATTTGAAGCTGCTTGCAAAAGGTTTCCAGGAGCACCCAAAACTGACTCACCTGCTGTAAGTGCTGGGCTTATGATATTTCGTGCAATATCGGTGAAATTTGAGTCCTGTTGTTTTGTTTGTGAGAATCCGGTCGATGGTAATTTTGGCTCTAGTTTGCCCAGTATCTTAACCATTATGCGCCTTGTAATAATTTGAGAAGGCGTGGATCATCTTGTGCTATTGATTCCCATTCTCCACCCATCGACATAAAATATTCACCATTATCTTCAACCACGGTACCATCTTCTTGCGGTGCGCCCAATCGTTTTTCAAGCTCTTTTGATGTTTTATCATTCTGTTTAACTTTTGCTTTTATATATTTATTTATATTTTTTGGCTGATTATCGCCATGTTCTTTTATGACATCCTGAAGGGCATTATATTCATCTTGAGCATGTCTTGCTCTTTCTTTAACGGAATTAAGATATTTTAACTTATTTTCATCACTTTGATTTAATCCCGCTTTACCGGCACGAATTGCATCAAGTCTGAATTTTCCAGGATTTCCCTTTTCAAATTGGGCCTGAGCATTAATAATATCATTAATAACCGTGTCATATCGCTGACTTGCATCCGTATTATATAAACCAGCCGCTGATTGTAATCGACCGCTAATACCTGAGGATAATTGGCCAGACCGAACAAGATTTATTGCTTCATCAATCTTTTTTTCAAGTTCTACAGATGGTTGATAAGACTCAATGATGGGATTAACATAGAGTTTATTTTCTTCATTTATAGCTTTTTGTTGTTTCATTTTATGCTCAGAGAGCTTAAGAGCTTGTTCTCCAGATAATCGATCTCCTGGTTGTGCACCCTGTCCACCTATAGCTCGGGCAAATGCTTCTTCTTGTGGTCGTTTTAATTCTTGTTTTAAATAGGGCTGTAATAATTCCATAGGTGCTTCAGATAATTGATCATATCTTTCTGGTTCTAATCCTGGCAAAAGCGCTTGCAATCCAGTGCGTAATTGCTTTTTTTGAATCATCTTATTTAATTTCATATCCATTAATGATTGCAACCCAGAACCAAAGCCCTGGGTCAATCCACCAGCAAGTTTTGCACCAATCGTTGGTTCATAAATTAAAGCCATAATAACTCCCTACAAAAGACCTAAGTAGCCAAAAGATTTTAATAAAGCAAATTTTCCCGCAAGATCTGCAACACCTGGTCCCGCCGATTCAAGAATACCAGGATGCCGCACCACATCAGGCCTTGACGTTCCAAGTAGGGATTGGAAAAGCCTACCAGCCAATTCTTGCTGTTGTAAGCCATGTTGTGATTTAAGCGTTGCTAATGAGCGTTCGAGACTAGATCCCGCAGAACCTAGGGCGCCCTGAAAGGCACTTGAACGTTGAGATCCACCACTACCTAAGGCAGTAAATCTTTCAGCCAGCCCAGGAATGGTTTGTGATGCAAAATTAGCCCGAGCTTCATCTTCAATTGGGCCAAATTCACCACGCTGTCCAATAAGATTTCGTATAATATGGGGCATTATTTGATCAAGAGCTTTTTGAACATCTTCAGAATACGTGGGTAGCTGTTCATCAGGTTTACCTCCCAATGCAGCATTAACAGCACCAGCACCCTTACTTATATCAGATCCCATTTCATTCATCGTTTTACTAGGATTTTTTAACGTAGGAAATAATCCGTAATCTGGATTCAATATTCCATATTTCTGACTACCAAAAATATCCTGTGCCATGCCTGCGGGTTTTTTTAACCAATCCATCCATGAAGCCATGATCTCTCCCAATAATTTTTAACTATTTTCAGCTTAGATCAAATGATTTGTGATGGGTAGAGTTTTAATGTACTTGGCTCATCTACCATTATTTATCCATTTTTTTCGAAGCCATATCCTTTAACATTTCTTCTGTATTTTTTTGCCATAATTTTACCTCTGCTTCTGTCATATTATTATGTTTAGCAAAAAGAGGATCATGAGATACTTGAAGACTATATTCAAAAAACTTTTCATTAGGAATCATTTGCGTTGTATCCCAATTCCACTTATTGTCTGATTTTATTTCAATTGAATATTCAAGTCTTCCATCGCGCCGATGTGCCTCAAGAAGAGCGTGCCCTTGGAGAACTATTACTTCTTCACTTATTTTTTCTAATAAAACATCATCATTATCAAATGTAATTTTTGGACTATTCTTACGATAAACCATTAAATATAAAATAGTAGCCATGATGTCTTCAAATTCAGCATCATGGGGCATTTCTTTACCCTCTTCTGTTGTATGTAATTCTTTTATAAAATCGGCTATTACTATTTTTTCTAATAATTTTCTTGGCAACGATTTTAACCATTCTTCATATGATAATTTATTTGCTAATGCAGCATTAAATAATGACATCAACAATGGAAAATCTTTACAGTTATAAACTCCATCATCTATTGTAATTGTTTTATTGGGTAAATTTTTTACTGTAAAGCTTGAAGAACTCTTCTTTTTAGCCATTCTATCTCCTTAATAAATAAAGAGATTTTATATCAACTCTGTATATATTCAAGGACAACGTAACATATCGTAAACGCAGTTCTATTCGATCCGGTTATTATATTAACGTTAGTTGCATCGACATTAATTTCAATATTGTTTGCAAGAACAGGTGATGCATAAGGGATGGGAATATATAATTTATTCACGGGATCGGTAGCGGTTGCATAGATTCTGGTAAAGCTCGTTGCAGCGGTACAGGTTATGCCATGCGCTACGCTTTTGGTGGCGGTATTAGGCAATGCTTCAAAATTAATAACTTTGCGTAAAACCTGACGTTGTATCGGATTTGCTGCTGCTGTTGTAGCTGAACTGTTATTGGGATTAGAGAACCATAATTGACCATTAACATATTCGGTGATGGGATACATGCCCGTGTCTTTGAAGTTCAATACAATCGATATACTATTTATATCTTGGTACAAACGAACTAAAAGTTTTTTGAGTTGTGGATCTAGATTACTTGATTCTATCTGCTGTATTTCCCAGACATTAGTCGTCGTAACAAAGGCACCAAATTGATTGGATGTGGCCATTTATTGTAATCTCCCCACGGGTTGGGCATACAATGTCATGCCTTCAAGTTCGAATCCAGCAAGTGAGATGTTGGGATTTATCATCTGACTTGGATTAAAATACAACGAAAATTTAAGATATTCTCCATAAGAATCAAAATATAAGGTGTGCCATAATAATTCTTGATATTGTTCTAATGGATAAAAGGTAATGCTATATGGTTTTGTTTCTAAAATACTGGAACCCATAATGGCTCCAGATGCAACGCCACCTTGAATCATTGATACTTCAGTCGATGATGGGAAATAATCCACGGTAATTTCACCAGAAACAGTTTTCTGTACACCAAAATCTATCTTTTGAATAAAGACGTTTTGATTTTGCGTAATGTATGGATTAAAGCGCTTGGTGGTTAATTGAATATTAGACACGCGCGCAACTGTGCCGCCGCCACTATAAGTTCCAGCCAATAAACCACCGGTTGGATTGCCGTTTGAATCCAAATCATTTTGAGTATTAATAGTGATTGTATTTGCATCAACTACGGAAAATACTGGATATATGCGGCCATTTAAATAAGTAGCTGTAGCGGTATCCGCTATGGCACTTATATTCTCTATTAATATAAAATCTTGATCATAGGGCTGCCATGTTGGATTCATGGTCAAATTATGGTTAATAATGGTGAGCGTTAAGATTCCTGTCGGTGAAGTAAAGGCTGGAGCAACAGCAACAACAGATCCCTTAATCTGTGTTATCTGTAGAGATGGCGCGTTACGCGTAATGGCTTCACTAAATGTTCCACCCGAGGCGATAATTAATACCCAACCTTCTTGGTTGCCGGCTATAATTTGACGCTGGTTTGCCTGAAGAACATCATCTATCCATGTCTGATTTGCTTGCTGCCATATGAGCGGTGTTGATGATGCCCATGTGGTATCCGAAGACTGCTCTAAATACCCAAACATGGTAAAACAATCATCGTTATGTGCCCATGTGCCATTCTTATAATTATAAATAAGTATTTGATCGGGGTATGTCTGTGTTACAGTCGGATCTTGTTGTTCAAATACAGAGACATAGGTCCAATATACAAGTTCTGTTACATAATCACGTATACCAACGGTTCTAAACGTGGCATTATTATCCGTTTCAAATTCAAATATAACATCGGGTATCTTATTATCTATACGCGCAACTTCTGTGCCAGTACAAGCATGGATTCCGGTATTACCAACTGTTAGTACCGCTAAGTCAAAAGGAACGGTCGAAAAGGTTGCCTGTGATCCAAGCTCAGTATTAATTTTCTGCCAATAAAAAGGTAATATTTCATTGCCATTGTATACCAGCTCCCACGTAGAGCGCTCAAAGTATACAATAAGTCGATCTTTAATAAATTCGGCACTAATTATCTGTTCTTCAGTGCTCGCATCTATAAAACCAGCTCCAGCAGCAATATTATTATTATTGACCACACCACCAGATGAATCAATCTGATTTGGTTCATACCAAGCATTACGAGCAAAAGGACTACCATTAAATGAATAGCGCACACGGTTAACATAAGCAGTATTAACGCCAGCGCCACCAGAATTATCATTTTCAACCGTATTCAGTAAGAGTAAACGATTCTTAAAGGGTAAAATTATACGAGCTGTTTGAACAAACGGGCCAGTGTGAATTGCGCCATTATTGGGCAAAAAATAGAATGCATTAGCACCACTTGCAGCAGTCCATGTGTTTGCCGGCACCATATACCAAATTGGATCATCGGTTGCAGCTGGCGTTGGAACGGTTGCGTTAAAGTTACTTACAAATAAGACAGGAGCACCTGCAACACCTTGCCAGTTAGTCGCCCAAAAGAAATTAAGATCGGTTCCATGCCAAACCGCAGCATCAGATCTATCCCAGCCAACATTTGGTGTAAAGAAATAAGCATATCTGGTATCAAATGCATATGTAGGGTGATTATTTATAGCTCCAGACTCATATTGGGTTAATCCCATAACAGGAAAACCCGGATAGAAGAATATCGTGGTTAAAGCCGGCCCACCAGTTATAGTAAAATCGCCATTTGTTATATTAAATGTTGCCGATCCCTGAGTCGCCAGCATTGGTTGAGCACCAGCAGCATTACTAATTACCGTATATATGGCCATACCAATAGAAAACATTTGTCCGACTGCCAATGGCAATGTTGCATCGCCAAGAATAGTTCGCACATTTCCCGCTGCCGCACCAGTCACATCAGTAATCCCAATACCAGCACCGCCCGCAGCTAAACTTGCTCTTAATCGGGAAATAAGCTGGCTAACGCCCATAAGTTTTGTGCCGAATCTTTTTCTTACACGTCCACGAAAAACATAAGCATTTTGAAGTTCAGTAAACGCATCCTCAGTTAATAGCCAACTGCGCTCATCTGTTTCAACACCAGTTTTATAGGGAGCTATAAGAAAACGATCCATAGGCATGTTAATATCCCAAAGCTAACCAACATATTCCAGCATTACCAGCGCCAGTCGTTATTCGCGGCGAGCAAAATACCTGAAAGAAATTATTGACCGGGATATTCCAGCCACCCACAATTCTAACGGCATTATTGGCATCAGTAGCCAAAGCTGACTCAGGGCTTGCCCACGCCATGATCATACCAGCAAAATTGGGCTGATTAGCTAATCCATTAACTTGTACGTTAGTTAAACCATTACCATTTTGATGGCCCCATTTAAGAATCAATCCAGAAGGTAAGTAAGTAAACCCTGATGAAAATGCTGCGGGAGCAGAATTAACACTAAGCGTTGATGCCGTACTAGGTATCTGAACTACGGTCACTTGATTGGTTTTATTAATATAGAGTTCATTTTTAGTTGTTGTTGGATTAGATGCAGAATATAGTCCAATATTACCTGCGGTAAATGCAGCACCGGCAGGGGGTATTGCTCCTTGAGGTGGTAAATATATCCAATTAAATCCAGAGGTTGCATTAATACTGGCACTCGAGGCATTGGTATTTCCAGCAATTGCACCCAGGATAGTAAAGTTATTTAATATATTACCTTGTGATATCGAAAGTTGATCAGTGGGTTGGGGAATGTTACTCAAAAAAGCCAAGATCATTCCTTTCTGTAATTATTTTTTAATATTTCATAAATATACGAAAAACTGCAATTAAAGATTCTACTTATTCTTTCATAAGTGAATCCTTCTTGTTTTAATAATCTAATTTCTTTAATTTGATCATTGGTATACCAAGAAAAATGATTATTTTCTCCGATTGGTGCACGTTTTTTTGCTGCGCAATCCTTGCGATTATCTTGATGCGTGCCAATAAATAGATGCTCAGGATTAACACATTTTGGAGTATCGCATTTATGGCAAACTAATTTATCTTTCGGAATATCTCCAACAAATTCTTGATATGAGATACGATGGGCCGAATACCATTTCATTTGCCAACGAATCTTTGAATACATACCGGAAGAAGTATTTTTATAAAGCCAACATCCATTTTCTTGTTTTTCAATACCTTCTAATATCTTGCATTTTAATGAACAAGATTTTGCACGGTGCCTGGCGTAAAATTCTTTATTGCATACAATACAGTTTTTCATATCAACTCCTAAAAGATTTAGGTATGATATTAATATAGACTGGAAAGACATGCAATAACTCATATTATTCCTTAAAATGTTCCACTACCTGTATTACCCCACCAACCCCATCCCCCTGAATTATTCGTCTGCTCGGTATAAATCGTCGCCACACGTTCATTGGTTTGTTGAACAATGGTTTTGCGTAGACATAAGCGGAGCTGTAAATTAAATTCTGGTTCTATAAGTTGAACGCTATCCAAGTCCATACGATCTTGGAATATCTTACGGGCGGCGCCATATGAAATAAGCTGCCAATACTCTTCAAGTTCAGGTGTTTGTCCAGAAGCCAATAAAGCAGTTGGTCGTTGATAAACATCAAAATCAACACGGTATGATTGATCGGGTACCGGTCTTACGGTAAATTCATTTTGGTAATACATAACCGCCTGTGGTCGTGCTAATGCCACGGGTACCGTTTCACTATTAATAGCAGTTCCCGCAATGGTATTCATGGGGAAATTAACTACATAAGCACCTGTAATATAGTTGATATTATTATTAGGATCGACAACTGTCGGGGGATTAGCAAGAGCAGCGTTATAAGCAGCGCTATTTGGATCATACAAGTTCCCGAAATTTAATTTAAAACCGGTCGACCCATCCACTAAGGGAACATCAACCATCGACATACCTAGAACTTCTCCCGTTCCAGGAGTTCCAATTGCACTGAAAAGAACTTGATTTTGTAGCAGGTTTATCTGTTGTACGGTTCCAGGTGGTACCAATGCTTGTTGTGAATTAATGACACCGGTGAACGGGCCAGGGGTTCCGTTGCCCGTCACACCGATAGATGAGATATTATTAACAAAGGGATAGATACCAAAAAACTGCTGTCTGTTCTGAGAAAAATAGGTCTGAAAGCCAGCAACATAAAATGGTTGATGAACCGAGATGTATAAGTTTTGGAAGTTGTAGAGCGGGTTATTAACTGCTCCAGCAAATGAGGCAATATCGGTTTGATAAACATCTTGACCTGGGTTTGTGAAAAACGTGAATTGTGATCGCAAGTTAAATGTTCTTAATTGTTCAGGAAAATCATAGACCACAAAGGTATTGATATAATTATTAAGATCGGCCGTGGTTAATTGTGCTTCTGATGGAGATCGTGTCAGTCGTCGTACTTTTGTCTGTATTTGCGTTAAAACAGGTGGCTGTTGAAACGTATTGGCCACCGTCGGCGTTGGTGATGGTAAAGTGGGATTCGACATAATTCTCCTTGCCCGGCATAGCCTTGGCGAAGCCTGGGTCCTAATAATCCAAGTACGTTTTTATCCTAGCACCTAAGTTGCCGAATAGGGAAGAACGTTTTGTGTTGCCGCTGTTAAAATTGAATTTGCTTCTGCAATAGGCACCACTTGAGCATCTTGATAGCCTGGCGGAAAGCCGCTTGGCAACACGAATGGCTCTAGGTTAGTAGTGTCTATTGGCATCGTGAAGGTGGTTGGTGATATAACAGTGATTGGACCAAATTGTTGATTAAGTGCCTGCATCCCAAATCCAAGTGGAATATCTAGCCTAACGATCGTATTGGTTATATATTGATGTGCAAAGGTCGTTGTGATCAGCACAGGACTAGTATTTGAAATGCCAGCTATCACTCTCATAGCCGGCTGGAATGTTGGTAATGGATTAGCATAACTTGGAATATACGCTACCACGATTACACGACCTGTTCTACAGTCACCAATTCTTGTGCTGGAGCTGCATGTGAAGATAAATCTTCAATATCAGTAAATTCTAAGCTTTGAAACGAAAAGCGTCTAATTTTTTTCCCTACTCGCATGATATTTGGCGCTGAACTACCGATTGAGGGTGCATAGGCATTCTGTGTATTCTTGTCTCCAGCTATAAAAGAATATTCTGGATACCAACCATTTTTATTTAAATGTTTAGCGACACCAAGTGGTATGGTATATGTTTCGCCATCTATCATATCGAAACGTTCAACCGGATCTTCTTTGTAATGCTTAAAGACAAAGCTCATAGAACCACCTGGTACTTCATGGAATATAAATTTGCCACGAACTTTCTCACGATCACGATCGCGTTCCCAACGATGGCCTTGTCCCTTTGCCGGTGCTTTTTTTGTATTTTTTACTTCTGACATGACTTCTCTCAAATTGGAGAGGGCGGCCTTCCGCCCACCTCAAAACAGAATATTATAGACCGCCAAATGCTGATTTACCGGCAAGCCAGTAAACAGTATCTGGAGCACTTACTACACCAGCATTGCTTGTTGTACCACCACCCGCAGGCCCAAGAATTGGTGTCGTCAGAGCAAGACCATTGCCACCAGAACCCAAGATCATACCTAGGAATCCAGTATTAACAGTTGCATCAGACAATAAACCACTTTGAACTGCATTGATAACATTTCCATTACAATCAACCGGTACTTGTGAAGCAGGAGTTATTAATGATAACGCCGTATCTTCACCAATAGGGGTGACCTCTGGAAACGAACTTGGCTGTTGTGCAATAGTTGGCCATGTAAAGGCTGTAAATGCCGTAGTATCAACATCAATCGTGAAATTAAATGTATCCACGACGGATACAATATTAGCTTCAAGATAATTATTTGCAGAAGTTGGATTTAATTGGATCATTCCAGAAACAGTTGGAATATTAAATCTTACTGCCTGTCCGGGGACATATTGGTGTGGCACTGAGGTGCTTACCTGGGCATTAACCGCTTGCGTGATATTAACCACAAAACGACGACGCGGATAGAATAATGGATCTACATTTACAATTCGATAGAATCCAGCACCACCAATAGCACCAGGAGCAGTAGCCAAAGCATTAGTTGCCGTTAAGAGCGTAAAGCTAACATTGTTAGTTACAGCACCAACCACCATATCGATGCCATTAACATCGGTTTGTGCGGTATTGCTCATACGAACCACACTACATCCCGCTATAAGCCCGGCGGTATTCGCTGTTGAAACAACTGGTCGCGTTGCATTGGTAGAAGCAGTCGTTGCCACAGGAGCAGATATAATTGGTTGTGCACCGGCTGTTTGTCCCGATGGGTCATAGAGAGTGAAACCACCAGAAACCAAGGTATCTTCATTAAGCGTTGATGCACCATTTGATTTATACATTACAACGCCCGTACCAGGAGCCATGCCACGTTGCCAATAGAAATTAACACCGATAAAAGCATTGGCCGTGCCATTAAAATTAGTACCGCTATTACCATTGGCACCAGCTTTACTATAGTTTTTAACCAATAACCAATCAATACCGGCGGGTACTTGAATAATTACCGGGCTTCCCATAGTAGGAATAGCGCCAAGTCCGCTTGCCCCAACAGGCATTGCAGTAAAGGAGCCTTGTTGTAAGACTGAACCATAAAATGACATAGTATCTCCTTATACAGCTAATGTTGCGCGTAAGTTGATGACCCATAAATCATTGGTGATTCTTGGGACTTCAGCAAACTTATAACCAACCGATGCATTCAGAGCCAATGGGCCATCATATATTGGCGGACGATAGATAAAGCTTGCGCTATAGCCATCTTGTTCAATACATGCATATGCTTCCATACCAACGCAGAAAATATTGAATACATCTGCACCAAGAGAAGAAGCGTTTGGAGAAACCGATCCAATGGAAGATACTAAGAATCTCAAGTTACCAATTGCACCCCATTCAGAACGAAGAGCGTTCATTGGAGCTGGATATTGGTTCTTATGAATGAATCCAGCAACGTTATCAAGATTACCGGTTAACTGAGTTGAGCATAATGCAAAATAAGCATCCCGAACTGGAGCGGTACCGAATTTATCTTCACCTTCGATATTATCCATGATGGTGTATGCATTGTTATTAAGCAATGAACGCACCACAACATCAACATCTGAGCGAGTTATTTCAGTTGGAACGTCACCATTTACACCGCCAGTTGCGTTAATAAATGATGCAGTAGAGGCCAACATATCACGCGTTAATTGATCTTCAGTTTGACGAAGAGAAACACCAAGACGTGCTGCGCATTCGTTTAATACTGGATCTTGGTTTTGTAAAGTGACCTGTTCGTTCAATATCACATAGGTACCATAAAAACTTATAGTCGCATCGATATCGATTGCGGTTAAGTTTTGAGCTGGAGGCGTTAAACCCGAATTTCCAAGTGGAACCATTGCGGTATTTAACGGATTATATCTGCGCATACGAAGAGTTCTACCACCATTACGGGGCATATTCTTCTTCATCGCAGGAATTTTATGGATCATATTCGGAACCGGCACCGACAACAGTTTATAACTAAAAGACTGTTGAACTGGTGCAGGAAGAATACTGGTAGTTGTTATTGCCATACTACTTCCTAATAAAAAGAAAGAACTATAACAACAGGTTGACGAGACTTGTTTACGATTTATACGTCAGGGTTTGCGAGGCCCAATATACGCGATGGGTTAGCGATTCCCTTTATACGCCATTCTTAAGATATAATAACCCCCAGAGCAAAGTCAAAATCTCTGGGGGTAAAAAAAAGTAGTGTACTTTGGCAAGTACCTATAATGATGGCTAAAATGATAGGTTAATAACCACGCCGTGCGTCGTTCATTTCTTTAAGGAGTTGTTTCTTAACGTCCTCAGTAAGGCCCTCAGCAAAGGCATTAGCACGAGACAAAGGATGATCACCTTTTTGAGGATTGATTGCATTTGTTGGTTTTGGTTTAGCTAGGTTTTTTTCAGTTCGTTCCATATCTACACCCATTGATTTTTCGATATTAAACTTCTTTATCAGTGTATATGCAGATACCCCCATGGCGTAAATATCTTGTGAATTTCTTAAGGTCGCCGCCAATTCTGGATACGCATAACTAAAGGTTTCCAAATTTTCTTTACTACAAACACGATCAAAGTCTGGATATTGAGCTTTGAGTCTGGTTTCCGCCGAATAGTTGGTATTTTGTTGTTTGTAATGGTTGAGTTCTTCTTTGATCTCACGTAATTCCTGTTCAATGGGATCTAAATCTTTACCTTCAACAATATCATCTTTACCCAAGTTTCTCTTACTATATGTCTGCTTTTGTGGTTTTTGCTCTTTGGGTAAATGCTGTTCTACTAATTTAAGTAACTGTTCACGTTCCCGTTCTGCTCGCTCAGCACGATCCCTCATATCTTTAAATCTAAGTTGTTGAGGCGTTTCGGTTGCCGATGTGGTTTCTGCAATTGGCTCAGGAGCTACTTGCTGCCCTTGAACTTGCTCTATTTGTGGTTGTTGTTCTGGTTGCGGTACTTCTTCTGCTTTGGGCAACGCAGCTGCTATATCCGGGTGTACTTCATAAATAGTATCATCTAACATTACTCTCCTATTAATTATTTAAAAGTGGTGAATCTTCCATTTCCCCATTTAATTTCTTGGCTAGTTTCAATAATGATCCATCAGTAAATTTTAAAATAAATTGTAATAATTCTTTTTCATTATCAGTTATTTGTAATGCGTTTTGTAAGAATAACTCGACCGTATCTTTAGACGGAACTACCCACAAAAATTCAATAAAATCTTGAGCGCGATGATATTTGTATATGGTCTGATCCCAGGTAGGTGTTGGACAGGCTTGTGTCGCAAAGAAGTAATTGCGTAAGACATTTGGCATTAAGCGTTCTTTTTTAGTAATTACTTCAACATAAAAATTGCCGTCAAGCGCTGTTAAATGTCGTTGAATGCAATCATGAATATGTTTTTCATAATCTTTATGGACTTCTCGCTCAATTTCAATGGGATCTCTGGTTTCTGGCTGTTTTTCTGAAAGGGCAAGCGATATCTTGCCTACTGTATCTCGCTTCATATTACTCCTAGATAGATTATTTAATCTCTATCATAGTTTTCATTAGAATTATAGTAAGGAGGGACTATTATGAGAAGATTAATCATATGTTTGAGTATTTATTTACAGGCGATGCAACCAGCAAAACAAATTACCTGTCCGGAATGCGAAACCGTTATTATTCACATCGAACAAGCACGGGATATAGAGATCGGAACACCGGAGCCCATAAGAAAAATGCGTGAAAGAAAAAAAATAGCAATTATTGCAGCTGGAAGTGCTATTGTTGGCGCCTCAATAACTGCTGCTGTAACCATAACCAATCAGATTTACCATTACTCATAAAGAAAAAGTCGGCATAATATTCTTCAAGTAATGCTTTAATATTAAAATAAAAACCGGTCGACTTTGGCTCAACAGGAATAAAAATAAGAGGGCTATCACGGAATCCAAAAACCTCGCTATCATTACAAACATATGCACCCTCTTCACAAAATAATGATCTTGAATGCGCTTGAGAAAAAAACAAAAATAGTATTATTTTAAGCATCATTACTACTCTAACCGATTATAATTCGACAATTGTAGGCTTTACCGGAAATGCGCGCCTAATATTGGCACGATTTGTCGATCTTGACCATTCAATAAGCTTACCTTCGGCGGTTAATTTAATAATACGAGGTAAGGTAATAATCTGTGTCAATTTCTTATTTTCCGCAACCATAAAAATAGGGCTCAATAAAACCAGAAGTATAAACATATATTTCCTTAAAAGATAAAAATAATACGCATGTAACCTGCGCCATTTCTACCCAGACACTTGCTACATGCGCACTATATGAACAATGAACACCATTCCAGCATAATTATAATTAAAAATTTAACAATATTGACATTATATAATATTCTGGTAGAATAAAAGTGTGTAGTAATGGGCAATAAGATAGAGATTATTTTAACAACCAATATTACAGAAGGAACAATAATGAAAAAAACATTATTGAGTTTAATGGCAGTAACATCCGCAGGGCTCTTGGGGATGTATGGTGCTTCCAATCAGTGGAATAATACCGACAATGCATGGTGTGTCGATGACAGCCATTGTGGTTCTGATACAACCTCAAATAATGACAATACTAACTACGAAGATACGCATCATAATAATTGGGATAACGACTATTCTTCTTCGTGGGACGATGCGCAAACCACTGTAGATCGCTCTACCGATATGTCACATATTAACAGTATTAGTGCTGAAATGGCGCAAATTGAGCACAGCACGGATAATAACGACGAACAATAATTATGAAAAAACTATTTCTCATACTCTGTATAACGGCAAGTTTATCTGCAAGAATCTGGCGAGAAATGTCAGACGGCGTAGAAATATTGCGCTATAGCGGGGATATATTAATGGATGGTGGACTAGAAGAACAGATTGCCTTTCACAACGACTATGAAAAACTCCTGAAACAAAAAGGGGTAGAAGAATGGCATTGGGAAAAAGGAAACCTTGTTCCTATCCGTAAATCAACCAAGAAATAGAATAAGTTCCGGCCTATCCGCTCCTCTTAGGCATTTTGCAGTGTCTATACCTGTATTTTGTGGATAGGCCGGTTTTTTTTGGTATAATTGAAGCTGGTTTGTCATAATTATTCAAATAAAAAGGAATAGAATGCTTATGAAGTATTTATTATTAATCCCCTTTGGTGTTTTTTCTACACAATTTGAAATACCTGAAGACAATTTGTTTGTTTCCCCCTCTCTTGGTGATGTTAGGCTTTATCATTCTCGTACTGGATTCCATGTTCATCATGAAGGCACTAAATATATCGTTGAATCTCGACATGTTGATCCGATTTTACGCAAATGTACCAACAATCAATTACGAAAAGTTCTTGAGCATTATTATATAGCGGTTACCAAGCAAAATAATAAATTTTATGTTATGCCTCGATTATCATTAAGCAGATTGTGAGGCTTTGCCTAAAGACTATGTCTCCCGCGGTAAAATAAAAACCCCCCTGTGAAACGGCAGGGGGGTAAAACAAAGAGGAGTCGAGGAATATCTTACTACTTCTTCTTTTTCTTTTTTGGTTTAATCTTTTCGCCAGCTTTGCGAGCTTCTGAGAGCGCTATAGCGACGGCTTGTTTGGGGTTAGTTACTTCGGGTCCTTTTTTGGAACCGCTATGCAATTTTCCTTCTTTGAATTCATGCATAACTTTTTCAACCTTACCATCTTTTTTCTTTTTCAATTTTTTCTTTGCCATATCATACCTCCATTATTTCTATACATTCTAATAAGTCTTGAATATCCAACAGAATTTCTCGAATTTCAAGTTGTGTTTCCGCCAATATGCTAATATCTTTTTTAATCTTATCAAGCCGATCACTAATATCGCTCATGCTATTTCACCCAAGATGTGCCCTGATATTGCAATTTTTTTCGCAAATATAATGCATTTTTGGTATTGCGATTTTGCATATTTGCTGGAGTGCCCAATATCTTAAAAGCAATCTTCTGAGCAAGTTTGTTAGAACGCTTCATAATAGGCATGCTATACCTTTTCCGGCCGATAACGACGCATATTATAACCATCATCATCTCTATCTAATTCAATGCCGCGCAATGAATCTGCAATATAAGGCGTTGAATAGTATTCTGATTTTGGATATTCAAAGTGGCGTGCTTGTCGTGGTAAATTAGCCATTTGTGTGTGATCTTCTTGGATCATACCCGAATCAGCAACCTCTTGTCGTCGTCTTGGATCTAAGCCAGCATAAAATTCTTGGCCAATTTCTTTAAGTCGTTGAAATGCTCGCTCATCGCGTCGTTGTTCGTCACGATACATTTCGTTGGTAACGTTGCGAACTTCTTTACGCATGATAAAGCGCTCTTGGCTTTCATCCAGATATTGGTTTTGTGGGCGAAAATCATAAGGTCCGCCAGCGGCTTCGCCGATATCTTCCCCACGATTTCGTATGGGTTTATTAAAGTCACGCTCTTTTTTAACTTTGGCCATCTTCAGCCCTTCAAGAGTTAAACTTTTTTAGGATAGAAGTGTTCGCGACGTTGTTCGTCATCGTAGTCCATTTGCATATCAACGCCACGGATGGTGTCATCTAAGCCTTCTGGCATATATGGTCCAGTCATTGGATAAGGCTTGATCATGACTTCTTGTGGCAAGTTTGCAATGGCACGGTGATCTTCATGTATCATGCCAGCATCTTCAAGTTCTTGGCGTCGACGTGGCTCCATACCTGCATAGAATTCATTACGATTAGCAGCAATTGCTAGACGATTATCAAATCCCATTGCACCATCTTTACGATCTTTATCGCGGCGTTTTTCATCATTAAATTTATCAGGTTCATGATTGATGCCAGGATTATGAACGCGTTCTTCGTGATATCTCATACCACGGCTTTCATCTTTACGGTCTTTATTTGATTGATAGTAACGTTTTGCCATGATGGCTCCCATAGTAACTGCTGGCAGTTGTCTCGGCAACTCAGCAAGGTGATTACCTCTAACTATTACGCACTATGCGCTATAGCAGACGTGTCGGGCATAGCTCATTGAGCGAAGCCTGATTCTTTCTCTTTAATTATATGATGAAGTGCTACCAGTTTTTCAAGATGTGCAAGATCTAGCCCTTCAAGTTCTTTCAATGCTTTTACCATATCTAACATACCAGCTTCTTCATCACGAACTGCTGCTGCACGGCGTTCAACCGCAAGTGCTTGGTTTTCTTGCACACGGCTTGCACGTTCAAGGCCCAGGCCGCGGTCAGCTTCCGCCCTTGCCTGAGCCAACTCAGTTTTTGCTGCAAGCTCTTGCATCGCAAGTTGGGATTGCTGCAATTGCATTTGCGCTTGTTGTTGTTGGGCATTTTTAATCGATTCAATAAGTTGTTTTTTGTTTTGTATAGTAGCTGCTTCTAATAAGTTTTCATCGGGTATAGGAACACCAGCTTCACGCAGGTGTAAGAGCTGGGCAAATTGCATCTGTTTTTGTGTGGTCGTATTTAATCCCTCTTCAACGGCAGCATCATATCGACCAAAGTTCTTGTTATAGAACTGATCTGATGGCTCAGCTTCTAAGATCTTTTTAATTTTACCAGGTGTAAAGTTTGTCTGTATTAGATCGATCATAATCTTACCCAACATGCGTTGTGATGAATCAAGTTGATCAAAAAGTCGTTGAAGTGTGGTAAGGCCAGCTCCTTGGCGTAACATGGATAATACACCAGCTTTGTCATCAACAGCAGAGCCCAGCAATTCTTCATTAATACCGCTAATTTGTTCGGGCTCTTTGGCGAGAAGCTCTGATATTTGGATCATAGATGGATCAATACGCGGTGGCTGCACCTGTTGGACATCCGTCATTTGTGCTTCTTCTTTAAGCGCCAAACCACGACCTTGACCCGAAAGAAAGACATCTTTTGGATTAACGAGCGCATTTTCTTTATAGACCCAACCGGAATTAATTTGAGACTCAAAGATATCAAGTTCAATAACTCGTCGGCGATTGTAAAGATATTGAGCATCACGCAAACCACGAACAACGCCTTGAATTCTTTGCGGCCAATAAGGTAGTTCCGGTGTATAATAAGCAAACACCGGAACGAAGGGGTATTGATCGATGCCAAGGGGATTGGCACCGTTATAGAAAACTTTGCCCTGAATAACGATTGCCAAATTAACGGTTGGCACATCTTGTTCAATAAGTTTCACGGTAGGATAGGTCTGCAAATATAACTTTAATTTCTCTTCATCATCAACACGCCATTCCATGGTTTCGCCAGTCTGGGTGTCAATAAGCATTTTCTGGGAACGGAAGTCACGGTAATAAAATTCATCGTATGTTAAAAGATTCTTGTACGAGTATCCATATGATTCGGGAGTGAACTGGAACTTTGCGTCTCGGCCCGTTCCTGATTCATTTGAATAGAGTCCGAGTATCTCTTCTTGGAATTCTGGCATCAAAGAGATACATTCGCGCTTAGTTAAAAAGCTGCGCTTCCATATTGAATTACAATCTGAGAGGTCTGGTTTCTTAAAGAAAGGATCAATAAGAAAGGTATTGTATGAACAGTTATTAATGCGAATATTACCCGAAACTGGATCATTGCGATAATCCATCCAAACTTGCATCAAGTTCATACCAGTAACCAATGCGCCATGAAATGATTCAGATATCGTCTCTAGGTAATTTTCTTGCTGCTCTATCCACATGAATATTTTAGTGAATTGATCAGCGGTAAGATCGTCACCGTTTTCAATGGGTACTACGATGGTTGATTTACGGTTTCTCCGCTGATGGCCACCGATCATGTTGATAATGCGCATGATGCGGTTGAATTGAAATTGTCGTCGTCGTTGTGGGGCCATATTGCCGTAATAAATATCTGAAAAAACAGACTGATCACCAGCAAAAAAACGGGTATCAAGATCTGCCTCTGTCCAGAACGACAGGTTAGTGGTTATAGCCTCGGCATAGAATGCTTCCATGCGAGCCAATATACCTTTATCGCGTTCGTTATAATATGATGGGCCAAGCTCCGGGAAAATCATTACTACATCCCCTGAAAGTGTAATTTACTATACCTGGCATAGCTAAAAGCGAAGCCTAGGTCACGACCCCACCAGGTTTGGAGGCTGGAATCGAACCAACGACCTTCCGATACAATCCGGAACTCTACCACTGAGCTACTCTCCTTATGAGGTCTGATTTTAGCGTACTAAGTAGTAGCTGTAATAACAAGTGTTTAAAAAAGGGGTTTATACAACTCTTGCGCGATATGCCGCAACTGGCACAATTGCCGGATTAACTATAACTTTCTTGGGATATTCTTCTTTGTGGTGTGTTTGTTCAATTATTATTGTACGTATTTCTTGTGATTGGCGACATAAAGTCAATAAAAGTGCGAGCATTAATATCCAAGATAATGCAATAAAGATATTAAGAAACAGATTCATTTTTCTCCGCCGTCGCTTTCATCTGCTGAATAAGCTTGGTAATAAATGCATCAAAAGCTTCGGTTTCTTTGGGCGATAGTGGTTGTTTTTTGCCATATTCACGGGCAAGTTTTTGCTTATTTTTCTGTAATTTTTTACTCATGTTATTTCATTCATTATTTTTAACACATCTCCTATTTCTACTATTTGTTTTAGCATCAACCCATCGACAATTTTCTTTAAAATATCCAAGATCGTTATTTATTCTATCTAAATACATTTTTGATGGCTTAATTCCCATATCTTCATAAAAATTTTCAAACTTTAACCATCTTTGACAAACAGTTATATTGCGTGAACCATACCATCGATAATCTTTTGATTCGATTGGTGCATTACACCTGTCAATCATTTTTGACCATGTAGCATAGGTTTTTGTTTTACATAAACCATGTCTATAATTATTTCCCTTACCCGCTATTGGAGATTTTAAAACAGGAATGCCCTTTCGTTTATATTTATATCCACACTCACGGCATTGTAATGTCTTATTTACTTTTATATCTGAAAACCTTGTAACGACTTCTTTTCCGCAATCGCAAACGCAATTAACTAGCAAAGATCCCCATTTATCTTTGCCGGCTTTTGAAATAATGGTTAATTTATTAAATTTCATAATAATATAATTATATCATCTCTAAATACTATTTCAATAGTCAGGAAGGTCTGTTCTGAAGACGGATGGTAAGCTTGACTGTTCTCCATAATACGCTTCCCGATAACGTTTTTCAAGTTCATCAGCACCAGTTGATGTTCTAGTTTTAGGTAATGCAGCACAGAGGTAACGTAAAGCGTCCGCTCCGTGGCTGCAATGATCATGAAGAGGTCTGCCTTTATAGACTTTGCGCTTGATATCGAATTCTTCTCTATATCCCTCAAGTGACTTAATTAATTTGCGACATTTCACTTCATCTATCCAGATTTTAGAAAAAGTTTTACGAACTAGCTCAATTCCGTCCTCAATTTCAATGAGAACCGGTTCGGTGAACTTTACCCCTAGTTCGGCATAAAGTTCGCGCTTGGTTAATCCTCGTGCGGATTCACGCTGCATTATATCATGAGGCGGGAAGTGTTTTGCATAAAGATAACCATCTTCTGCTTTTTGATTAATAATCTGCGCAAAGTGAGACATGGGCTTATCAGCCGCTTCATAATAATCAAAGATACGAACGGTTTCACCGATTACCTGAAAGAAGATGATAACGGTTGGATCTTTGATCCCTAGATCCCACGCAGTATAAACTTTATGATACGGCTCCCATGAGACAGTACCAATTTGGCCACGTAACCGCATTTTATCAAGATATTTGGCATAATAAGAGCCTTCTTGCCCCATTTCGAAACTGCACCAGTATTCTTGTAAAGCTAGATCTTCTGAGATTTCACCCGAATCTATTTCGCGTTTGACCTCTTCGGCTGAGATGTGCTGTGTGTCGTCTATCGTTAAGAATTCAGTAAACCAGTCGTCTGAGTTTGATGCAATTTGATAGAGTTCATAAAGATGGTTCTTGCCACGTGGCGTGCTTATAAGCGCCACAAACCCTCCATTTGCTTTCATAATCGGCATGGCTGCCAGTTTGTAAGCGTTCTCATCACAAAGCGCATATTCACTAAAAACAATACCAACAGGGTTTGAGCCGATGATTGACGTGTTATATGAATCAGAACCCACAAGACGGATAATTGAGCCATTGGTTAAGTTAATCGTCATGGTATCGTTACGGATCTTGCTTATGAGTTCTTTGGGGATCTCGTCTATAAAGTTGCGGCCATCGTTTGCCTTGCCTTCCCAGATAACCGATCGTGCTTGGCTGAAAGTGGGTAAGCAATAAAGATAAAGACCGGGACGTCTAAAACATTCGCGAATAATTAAATTCCACCATTTAAAGTCTTTACCGGAACGGCGCGGTTCGATATCGATAAACTTCTTAAATTTACCCTCTTCAAATGCAATACACGATTTGATCTGGTATGGTCTGGGCTTAAAACGATTGAGATGTATTTGGCTTTCTATATTCATAATTTTTCGCCAGGATGGCCAATATATGCAAGCGCATTTTTCACAAAAGTATCAATGCATTCTTGTTGAATAGGTGTTCGTTCACAACTACCCGACTTCGCCTCATGGCTATGCGCGGGCACGCATTCAATAACGCGGCGAAGCCCCATCTTAACATCTTCTAATTCTTTACAGTTTATCTTGGTGCATAGTGTAGTACTCACGACTTACATTCTTCTCTAATAGGCGCAAAACGTTCAATAACCACAACCTGCTTAGCTTCGGGTTCTTTGTCTTTTTGTAATGATGCCCGCCATGCAGCATAGTCTTTATAATCAGGATCAAACATAGCCATATAAGTAAACATAGGCGGATATTTACCCTCAATTCCAACTCGCTCTCTTCGCTCGGCAATAATATAATGAGCCATCTCATGAGCATCTTGAACTGATGGATATTTTTTAAGCCAACCATAAAATGTCGCCCGTGATATTTTCTTGTGTCTTAAAAAATAACTGAGCTTCCAACATTTTTCATGCTCTTCAATCCATTGAACCATTTCAAGAGCAAATTCATTAATTTCTTTTTCAGTCGGATAATATTGATGGCGAAATATCGTTACCACTTCCTTTGTCTGAGTCTTGTTTCTATTTTCAAATTGAGCGGATTTTTTAGCCATATTAATTACCGTCTTTAATAATGCCCTTTTTTGACACATATAACATAATTTTTATGCGAGGGGAATTATTTCGAATTCGGTTCGCGGGATCTCATCATAGATTTTAGATGCCACAATCTCCACAATCTGCGCATCATCATAAAAGACAATACCATTACAGACATCTTCGACGTATTTAATCAAAT